TTCGTTGGATCCTGATAAATTAAGTAAAATAAATTATGTAATACGGAAAACAAAAACAAAAGAAAAAATAAAAGAAGGATTGAGATGGGCGAGACTGTACGGAGGTGCGGCAGGGCTTATTTTAATAGAAGGTGATGAAGATTTAAGCGAACCTTTAGATTACGATCAGATAATGTTAGATGATTATAAAGGACTGTTAATAATAGATAGATGGAACGGTGTTTTTCCTGATTTACAGTTAGAATCAGATATTTCAGATGATGAGTTTGGTTTACCGGAATATTATTCAATTTCTTTATCTCAAGTATCTAATAATTTAAACTTTAAAGAAGGAGATTTAATAAAGGTACATCATTCAAGGATTATAAGATTTAGCGGTAGAGATTTGCCACAATGGGAAAGACAAGCTGAAATGTATTGGGGTGAATCTGAAATCGAGATAGTTTTTGAAGAGTTAAAGAAGAGGGATAATACTTCTGCAAATATAGCAAGTTTAATATTTTTAGCAAATATTAGAGTATTAAAAATGAATGATTTAGGTCAATTGTTAGGTGCAGGTTCTGTAAAAGCACAGGAAAATTTATATAAAGTTATACAGGCTCAAAATCAGTTAATGTCCAGCATGGGAATATATGTTATGGATAAAGACGATGATTTTAATACAGAACAGTATAGTTTTAGCGGATTAAATGATATATATGAATCTTTTATGTTAGATGTAGCCGGTGCATGCGAAATGCCTGTAACTAAATTATTCGGCAGAAATCCTGCTGGTTTTAATGCTACAGGAGAAGGAGATTTAACACAATATTATGAAACGGTAGAAGAAAAACAAGAAACTTATTTACAGCCAGTTTTAGATAAATTGTTACCGATTATTTTTATGTCAACATTAGGAGCAGTGCCAGAGGATTTAGACTGGGAATTTAATCCTTGTATGTCTGTTAGTAGCAAAGATCTTGCAGATTTAGCACAGGCAATGGCTGCACCTATACTTGAAGCGTTTGGAGCTGGCCTGATAACAAAAGAAATAGCTTTGAAAGAATTAAAGCAACAGAATGAAAAGACTGGTATGTGGTCTAATATAACCGATGAAGACATAGAGAAAGCAAAACAAGAAGATGAGCAGGGCGAATTGACTGATGAGGAAGAAAATAATCTGGTTAGTGAAATTTCTCCGGAAACAGAAAATAATTTAAATTTAGATAATGAAGAAAACAGAGTAGTTTTAAATAATGATTCGTTAACTTGGATGGATAGGGTAAAGTCTAAATTGAGAAAGTAAGGGTATTAAAATGTTAAACAATATAGCAGGTGTCCAGAAATGTGTTAAAGAATTGTATAGTGATATAAATTCATTAAATAATAATATTTCTAAGTTTGAAAGTATGTTTGATTTAAAAAGAAAAAGACTTTACACTTTTGATTCTAAAAGTTATAATAAAGGAAAAGAAGATGTTAAAATTTCAGATATTATCTCAAAATTTAAAATTAATAGAGAAACCAAGTAGAGATATTATAGAAAATCAAATTAATTTTTTAAATGTAAATTTTTCTTTTAGTGAAGAATGGACAGAAATGAAAAAATTAGTTCAATTTAGCCAAGATAAAGACGATAGAAAAAGAAAAGATATAGATTATTTAGTAAATATTGATTTAGGTGAAGAAAATGATGTAACAATTAAAATGCCTTTTGGAATAAAAGCCGGTATTTTAAAAGTTGCTTGTTATGGAGAAATAGCTGAGGAAGATGAAGATGGAAATAAAATATTTGTAAAAAAAGCAGAAACAAATATTTACAGTATTCCGATAGCAGAAACAGGTATAGATGATGATGATTTAGAATCTACAATTGAAGGTGATAAGTTCTTTTTATTTAAACAAATGGAATCAAAAGATGAATGGATTATAAACCATAAATTAAAAAAATATCCAAGTGTGTCAATTATAGATAGTGCAGGTACAAATGTAACAGGAGAGGTTACATATTTGGATGAAAATAGTTTGAGAATAAATTTCTCAAGTATAATGAGTGGTAAGGCATTTTTAAATTAAGAATTGAGGGCTAAAATGATATACTTAGTTAATTTAAATTTATCAGGGAACGAATTGCAAAATGCTGTAATACAACCTGTTGGTGTGTTACCTGGAAGTGCAAAAGAAGGCCAAATTGTTTATAATTCTTCTGAAAAGAATTTATATATTTATAATGGATCAGCATGGAAAGTTGTTGGAAAAGAATATACTTTACCTGTTGCATCTTCAAGTACTTTAGGTGGTATTAAGGTAGGTACAGGGCTTGCAATAAATGATGGTGTTCTTAGTGCAACAGGTGGCGGAGTTGCTGATGCTGTAGAATGGGAAGATGTTTTAAATAAACCTTCAGATTTAGTACAAGATTCTAATTATGTACATACTGATAATAATTACACTAATACAGAAAAAACAAAATTATCAGGAATTGCCGCAGGTGCACAAGTTAATGTTATTGAAAAAATAAGTGTAAACGGAGCACAGCAATCTATTTCTGAAAAAGGTGTGAATATTACAGTTCCTACACAAGCTTCTGATATTAATGCAATACCTTCTTCAGAAAAAGGTGTAAATAACGGAGTTGCATCATTAGATGAAACAGGTAAAGTACCTTCCGCACAACTACCAAGCTATGTGGATGATGTTGTTGAATATGATTCAAAAAGTAATTTTCCTGAAACTGGTGAATCTGGAAAAATATATATTGCAAAAGATACAAATTTAACTTATAGATGGTCTGGTAGTAATTATGTAGAAATTTCTCCAAGTTTAGCTTTGGGTGAAACATCTTCAACCGCTTATCCTGGAGACAAAGGTAAAGTTGCATATGATCATAGTCAAATAAAAACAGGCAATCCGCATGGAACAACTTTAAATGACTTTGGGGTTACGTTAAGCTCACAACAGATAAATTCCTTGCCTGATAATATACAGCAGGTTCAGGAATCGTTTGATGGCCTTTCTAATGTTGCTAAAAGTGGAAGTTATGAAGATTTATCAAATAAGCCTAAGTTAGTAAAGATTCAAGAAGGTACACTTCTAAAAACCGAAATAACAAAAACAATTAATGTTACAGGAGGAAAAATATTCTCTGTAATGATATATGATTCTGTTACTTTTGAAGAAGTAATGACAGATAAAACTTATAATGCTGTAAGAAGCCAAGTAAAAATTGATATTGCAAAAGTTCCTACAAATGATTTAACAATTGTTGTATCATATATTGAGGTAGATGCATGAAAAACTTATCCAATGTGACAGAAATACAGGATATAGTAATAAAAGAATATGTAGACGATAGTATAGGAACGTTGGATAAAGATTTTACTAAAGAGTTAGAAAAATATTTAAAACTTACCGGCGG